GGGGGGGGGTGCTGATTTTGGTTTCGTGGTTCAGAAATATGTGAGGCTGTCATTGTCAGCCCGCCCCGCCGCGAAACGCTGACGGGGGGGTCGAGGCGCAAAACGAGTACCGAAGCACTCACCGATTTGATACAACATTCATTATGTTAAGTTTCATCGTGGTTATCCACAGGTCATGCAGGCTTTTCGTTGCTTGCGCGCAACACTTGCCATGCGTCTGTGGATAACCTGAACAAGTTATGCCTTGTCATCTGTGGATACTTGCTCCACGACCTCGATATGGCGAAGCGCGTCCAGCCTCATGCCAGACAGGTTCACTTGCACGCTTGGCTGCTTGCTCTGCGCGTAGGCTTGCGGATTCCAGCGTTCCGCGACCCATTGGCGCGTTTGCACGCGTAGACGGGCTTTGTTGACCTCCTCGATATCGGTTTCGTCCGCGATCTCGATCGTCTCTGCCACGAGGTGATCTGCGGCTTTCGCACGCGCGCGATATAGGAAGCCCTCTTGCTCTGGGCGTTCCAACCACAAATGCAACGCTTTTTTGCCGATTCCAAGCTGGTAGCAAATCTTTGCTTCGCTAGCTCCAGCCTCAAACAAAGCCTCGATCTGCTCCTTCGGCAACGAGTCCAATAACGCTAAGTCTTGAATCTTCTTTTTCTGTCCAGCCATTTAAACGCTCTCCAATCAATTTTTATACAACGATGCTACCTGCATATCAAAAGCGTATCAAAACGCCTCTAACGCACGATTAGATGCCTTCCTGACCATTTTAGAAGTGTCAAACACCTTCTTCATCGGTTCACCTTCCAATTCATCCGATTTCATGTCATCGAGTCCTGTCTCGCCAGCATGGGGAAACTTCACAGGGTCTTTGTCTAGTCTGACGAGGTTCGCAGTTGGGTGCAAGGCTTTGATTTTCATGGTTTCCTTGATGACGGGTGACTCCATGATGACCTCAAGCTCTTGCATCGTCCAGATGTGACGGTTCTGGACATCAGGTCTGAACTGCTGATACAGCTCGGCATCGTGCTGCGTCTCGACAACGACCATGACCGACCCGTCTTGCATCTGCAACTCGCAAGCCTTGATCTCTGGCACAGGCTGAACGCCGTGTGCCTCTGCCCAACGGTCCAACGCTGCGTAGGCATTCTTCATCCCTTGGATGGCTTTCTCGAACCTGACCTCATCTCGCTTGACCTGTGCATCGAAGATTCGTTCCGACTGTTTCCAGAACTTGATGCGGAACTCGGAATCCACCAACTCGATGACTCGGTTAATACCCCACTTCTTTTCGTGGTTATTCTTCACGACCTTGAGGTCAATCAACCCTGACCGCATGACTGCCTCAAACGGGTCAATCGGGAAACTTGGTTGCTCGATCTTTTTTAACGCTTTGCTCAGTTTCTTTTGCATTTTTGCTACCTTTCTGTTTTCTTACAAAATCGTCCACTTTTGACCGTCACATCGTCCACTTATGGGTGCGGTATATAGACCCGCACCCCATAAGTAGACGGTTTTGTCGTCTACGCTTGGAGTCTCCATTTGTCCACATATGTAGACGATATGTAGACGATTATTTGATTGGAATGACCTTCCCAAACTCTCCATCAGACTGTTCATGTTCCTCAAATACAGCCCAACACCAATCACCAAAAAGTTCTATCTTTTTAGCATTAACAAGCTGCGTCTTGACCCGCCAGAACAGCTTTCTGAATGCCTCGATGTCCGAATCGTTGCCAGTAATTGCTCTAAATTCAGCCTTCCATTGCTCAATTTTTATGCACTTATTGCGCTTGCCATCGACCTGTTCCATCGTCCCGAACTTCTTAATGGCAGCGTGCAGCGCCTTCAGACCAAGCTGATTGTTGTGTCCTAGCCCTGCTCTATTTGGTGGCGTTGCCTGCTTTCTCTGCTGATTGACATCCATTTCCCCGTCCAATTCCAGCGCCAAGCTGGTCACAGATTCAAAGCCTAGAGCGCTTGTTCCAATGTCAACTGTGACCATTTGGAAGCCCATGCGCTGCCCGTCTTCCCCGTCCTTTTGCTTGCTGATGTGCAGGATTCCTTTGGGCGCGTCCTCGATGCGAATGATCTCGAGTTCTGTGTCAACAGCGCCTAATAGACTGCTGTGACCCCTTAGACCCTTCGTTGCGTCCTTACCTGCGTGGTGGACAACTAGCAGCGCCGAGTCGTACCGCTGCTGGATTGCACCTGCTGCCGTGATGAATGCTCCCATGTCCTCTGAAGCATTCTCATTGCCACCGCCAAAGGCTCTGGCTAGCGTGTCGATCACGATTAGCTGGAACTGTATGCCTTGGATAGCTTGCAGCTCGTCAATGGCTTGCGCGAGGTCTTGTATGTCCTGCTGGCTTGATCTCAAGTTGACTTGCCTTCTGAGGAAATAGACAGGCGCTCCTTGTGGCGTGTCGTGATGCACCTTTAATGCCTTGATACGCGCACCGATACCGCCGTGACCTTCACCTGCGATGTACAGGACTGCGCCTTGCTGCTTGACTTCCTTGCCTAAGAATGGTCTGGTCGTGGCGATGCACTCTGCAATGTCCAAAGCCACGAATGACTTGAAGGATGCTGGTGGAGCGTAAAGGGCTACGAAAGCCTTTTTAGGGATAACGCCTTCGATGAGCCAATCGACAGGCTCGTCCTTGATGTCATCCCACGCTTCGATCTGGAAGCCTTGCCTTTGCGTTTGAATGGCTGATGTTTCAGTCGTCAAGGATTCCTTGTCAACTGTCTCTTTTTTATCTGTTTCCACGAATCGTGCAGGAATCGTGACCTCATCTTCTGTTGTCACTTTGACTGCGTACTGCTTCACCAAGTCTTGCAGCTTGTTCTTAGTGCCGCCGTACTTGTTGACATACTCGTAAGCGTCTTCCTTGTGCTCGAGTTCAAGGTCTAAGGTTCGGATTGACTTGGCAATGGTCTTGATTGCTTTGGTGGCTTTCTTTGCGTATTCCCAACCAACCTTGTCGCAGTCTGGGATGATGACGATGTTGAGGTTGACGAAGTATTGGATTGCGTCCTCTGGGAAGCTGCCTGCACCTGCGTGCGTTGTTGTGGCTGTCATGCCGATGCTTGTCAGCGCGTCCGCTGCCTTCTCGCCTTCCGTCAAGAACACGACCTTGTTGAGTTCTCTGGCTTCTTCTAGTGCTGGCAGGTTGTACGGGACGATGTTCGCGCCGAGCATCGTGGCGTGACGCTTTCCTTGATCGTCCACCTTGAGCAGCTTGTAAGTCTTGCCCTTGTGGTCATTGGTCTTGTAACGCTGCTTGATGAACTGCGTCACACCGTCCTCGTCCGTGTAGTGCCACTCCTGCTCCAAGCTGGTTTGTATTGGCTTCAGGCTGCTCAAAGGTTCAGGTCTAGGCTCAAGGTCTGGCAGCAGCCCGTAGTTCTTAATGGCTTCAAAGACATCGTGCTGCTCACACCCACCGTGGCACTTGAACAGCGGCTTACCGTCCTCACCGTCAGATATAGACAGGCTAGGATTCTTGTCACCGTTGCCTTGCCCGTGAGTTGGTAATGGGCAACTGGCTAGCCAGCCTTGCCCTGTCCTTTTTGCGTTGCCAAGCGCCTTTGCTATTTGTTCGGCTTGCATTCTTGTCCTTCTTCTAATTCCTGCAATCGCTGCTCCAATTCGTAGACCCTTTGAGCCAACGCAATCAGCAGCAGCGTCCAAAATTCTTGTGTGTTTTCCATAGAGGAAAAAAAAGCGGGACAGCGTGATGCTGCCCCGCCTTCTCTCGCTGTTACTGAGGTGGCTGATCTTTTGGCTCGTCCTTGGTGACGAACTCATAAATAGATTCAGCGATTGCTTTAACAGCATCAAGCGATGTGCCTTGTGGCACAGATCGCAAAGCTAATGCGATAGCTTCAAAACGAATTTGCATTGTGTTCATGTTTGTGATTCCTTAAAACATTTCGTCATCATCAACTGCTTTAGCTGCGGCTGTCTTAGTTGCAGCGGCTTGCTTCATGCCACCGAACTCACCAGACGATGTGAAGCTAGGTTCTTCTTCGGCATCCATGCCAGCGGGACGCTCAACCCACGACACCACATTGAAGTTAGGGATGCGTGTTGAGCCTTTGCCGATCTTCTCTAGCTTGCTACCTGTGTACTCAATGACAGGCAACTTGCCAGCATTTGCTTCACGCTGCGCGGCTGCTGCGTTGTAGAGGGCTTCTAAGCCCATGTTAGGACCAGTACCGTTGGATGACCATTCAACAGTTCCGAGTTCTTTGTTGTAGAACTTCACCATGAAGCCACGCTTGTGATCTGGTGAAGGCTGCGGACCTTTCTTGCCAAGACCTGCATCTGGTTGCCAATCACGCACACCTTCACCGAGGTGCAGCCAACCTGTTTGCACATTGTCGATGTCAAACACGACCTTCTTGAGTTGGATTTCTTCTTTTGCGTTATTGAGCCAAGCGTTTGCAGATGGCATGAAGCGGATGTAATTTCCTGAACCGCCAGAGGATGAGAGATTAAGCATTTGAGCCTTTCGAGTTTAAGAATGCAGCGTTAGCTGCGGGGGTTGTGATTATTGACCAAGCCCAACTGCTCGTGCAAGCGTTAAGCCAGAAGATTTTTTCTCTGTGATGTCATCAAGCAACACTCTGTCTTCTTTTGACAACAGCTTACTTGCTTCTGACGGGCTGATGATTGATGTTGTGTAGATTAAATCCTTACTGATGCCGTGTTCCTGCAACACTTCGGCTGCTTTGGTTTCATCAGTCCATTTGCGTAATGCGCGTTTGGGTTGCATCTGCCAACCTGTGATGACTGAACCTGACTCGATCTTCTGCGTGGCGTATTCGCGCAATGCTTTGATGTAGTCTTCGACTGCTGTGACCTTTGAGAGCATGATGCCGATCTGCTCGTCAGTCATGTCGTGCATTCGCTTGATGTCCTGCGCTGCAACCTCGTTGAACTCTGCGACATGGGCAGGACAGGTCGCCTTGGCTGGACACCATTGGCACGCCTTCTCTGAAGGTGTTGGCGTTGTCTCGCCTTTGACGATTGCTTTGATCGCTGGCGTGAGATAGGTTGCAGCCCACTCGTTCAGCTCCTTGTAGGTCATCTTGTGAGTGCGTGGCTCACCGTGATGCGGCTGAATGATTCTGAGTTCGATGTTGCTGAAGTCAGTCTTGAGTTGTGCCATCGCGCCAATTGCGTAAATCTTCATCTGATCTGAATCAGCGTCAACAAAGCCTCTGCCTGTCTTCAAGTCAGCAATGACCAGCGTGTCTTTGTCGTAAGAGTAGGCAATGACATCTGCTGTGCCAGCGAGTGTGAGTTCTTTGCCTTTGTACGCCGTGACGAATTGCTCGACCTTGAGTGTTCCCATGTCCAACTCAAGCTGCCTGATGTGGTCAACATGAGCGTAAGCAAAGCGTGCGTTTTCCTCTGTGATCGTGATGCCTTCCACGACCTTGCCGATGTACTCGTCAGGTGATGTGCCTGTTAAGTAACAGGTTTCAGCGACTGCGTGAATCGCTGTGCCGATCTGCGCGGCTTCGCCTGATGGTTGATTTTGGATGCCTTCTGATAGCTTGACAGATGCAGGACAGGCAATCCAGCGTGATGATGATGATGGTCTGAGTTTTATCATTTGTAATCCCAACAAAGCATTGCTTGATAGTAGTCTTGACTTTCTTGATTTGTAGTTGACAGCATTACTTCGCCAAATTTTTCTGTGAGGTCGTGAAACAGAAACTGGTGATACATCGCCATTTGAAAGTCACCTGTATCAATGTGAACTTGTCTTCTGTAAGCTGAATAAGCAATGTGATACTTGAGAAAAAGCAACTCTCTTATTTTTGATTCCATGCTGCACGCTCCTGTTCGATCTCTGCTGAAAATAGGTTGTAGATTTGCGATCTGACTTCGTTGTCAACAGCCCAACCTAGAGAGTCTGGGTTAAGCATTTCACGCAGTATGTCGTTGCGCTGTTTCAATGCGTGCCGTGTGCGTTCTAGCTCTGTTGTGAGCCACACGATGTGCTGTCTAAGCACTTCTCTTTCTTCTTCCTTTGCGTCTAGCAATTGTTTCTCCTGTTGTTGTGATTCCTTCATGCACTTGAGCGCATATTCCCGCATCTGCTTGGCTGAATACTTCGCTTCAAATACGCTGCATTTTCTTGGTAGTCGTGCGAGTGTCAAAGTGCTTCACCTCTTGCTCGGATAACCCCTGCATAGTGCAGTCCCGCCAAATCTCGTCCG